AGTAGTCGTTATTACTTTACAATGGATACGGAAAGGGCTATTATTCGTTACAATAAAGAAGAACGTCCTTATATGAGAGAACGTATTTATAATGAACATATTCATAAAGCTTTTGATAAGTTATGTGAGAATATTATTCATACTTTTAAGTTTTATTACTTCGATGTACCCAGTGAAGATGTAAAACACGAAGTTATGTCTTTTCTTGTTATGAATATGCATAAATTTAAAGAAGGTAAGGGAAAAGCTTTCTCATACTTTAGTATTGTAGCTAAAAATTATTTGATTTTACATAATAATAAAAACTACAAGAGTTACAAACAGAAGAAAGATATTGCTTCTTTGGATTATGGTGAGAATAAAAAAACACAAGATGATAATTTCATGGATGAAGGTTCTCAATTTATGATAGAGACTTTGAGATTTTGGGATATGAACTTAAATAAAGTTTTTAAGAGACATAGGGATATTATAATAGTTGATGCAATATTAGAATTGTTTAGACGAAGAATGTATCTTGAGAATTTTAATAAAAAGGCTCTTTATATCCTTATTCGTGAGATGACTGGTTCTAATACACAACATATTACAAGAGTTGTAAATACTTTAAAGAAATATCATAAAAGACTATCATATGAATATAATGAATTTGGCCAAATAAACGTTGATTATACTGGTTCAATGATAAATCCTGATATGAATTTGAATAGTAGCAATAAATACAAATATAGTTTTTAAAAGCTCTTGACTTTTATATATTTTCTTTGTAACTTTAAGTGTTGAGATTGGGGATATTATATCAATTATAAAAAAAGGGGAACGTTGTTCCCCTTTTTCATTTTATGTGGTTACTTCTTATATAATCCGACCAAGAAAAATAAGGCTAGTAAACCAGCAAAACCACTATTTCCGAATCCATTAATGATGGTGGTCAAGTTTCCTATCACACTAACACCAAATACACCAGAACCGAAAAGTACTTCAACTATTGCTCCTACAGCAATAAAATTAAGTAACGTTTCCATAATCCCTGTTATTGATTCGTTTACGGTTTTCATAATCTCTTTCATAATGTCTCTCCTTTCGACAAGTTAATAAAGAATACGTCTATAAATAACTATGATATATATGATATTTTATTAGGCTATATATATGTATTAACTCGATTCTTCGTATTTTGATAAATCCAAGTTAGGTAGTGGTTTTTCGATTTTCAAATCCTTTAATTTAGAATTTGCTACTACCAATTTAGAACCACCTACTATTTTACCACCTACTACATGGTAGATAAAGAATACAGTTTTCCACGTGCCAACTCTTACGATACGGCCTGGTGCACCATCAACTTCTACGACATCATCTTCGTTATAGTCATTACCTAAAAAAACCATTATGCCATCTACCGCTTCTTGTATAGTACTTTGAAATAATAGGGTAAGAATACCCGCAAGGAATAACCAACCATACTCACCGATAAGGCTTTCTATAATTGTTTTATCCACAATAAAATCCTTAGTTGGTTAGTTGTCATATATAAATATCATATATATTAATCATTTTGAATAAAAAAGATATTTATTATTGAGATTTTGGTTATTTATCACATTAATAGGAAAATACTATGGCGAACGATTATGAAATATTTGAAGGGAAGACCCTTTCAGACTTATTTAAAGACATTTACTCAAATACAGAGTCTAATAGGAAACAACTTGATGTGTTGACAAGAGAAATCGTTGGATTTATTAAAGATGGTGATACGGCCGTTCAAATAGTTCCAATGATTAAAGAATATTTGGAAATAAATGTTAAAAATGATGAACAACTTGTTAAAATTGCAGGTATTGTACAAAGATTAATAGCGGCTGAAAATAAAGTTGGTAGCGAAAGTGAATTTGGACTAACTGACGCTGAAAAAGAACAATTGATGCAAGGTATTCAAGATACTGTGGATGAAATCCAACAAACATCAGATGAAATACAAGATGAAATAACGGCGTTAAATTAAATGGCATATTTTAAAGAAGAAAAAAAGAAGAGCTTACCAAGTTTACTTGGTGGTTTAACTGGTGCAGGTTCTGTAACCAACTTAATTAAACAATTAAATAAAAAAGATGAGTTTTACGAGTTAGAAGTTGGTGAAGTTTTGGATGTTTTATTAACATATGATGATTTAAAAAATAAAAAACCTGCAATAAATTCAATAGCTGGTACTAATACAGAATTTAAAGATATTGGAATGATACAAGTTAGATTGTTAAAAAGTGAAAATGGTTTACCAGTAGAATTTTGTAGTTGGTATTACCCACTTGAATCAAATATAAAACAATATCCAGTAAAAGGTGAATATGTTGTTTGTTGTAACTATTTGAATATGAAATTTTATACACAAACATTAAATTTTATTGGTCATATAAACACAAATGCTGTTCCAGGATTAAGTGATGTAGTTGACAAACCAAATACTGGGTTTTTGGGTCAATTATATTCATTTATAGATGGTGGTGAAGATGAACCTGTAAAAGAAGAAGAAAAAAGTCCACATACACTTGGTGATTTTTTTACAAGGAATAGATATATCAGACAATTGAAGCCTTATGAAGGTGATATTAGTATACAAGGTAGGTTTGGTAATAGTATACGATTTGGTAGTGCTATGTCTGATGACAATGAATTGAATAAAGGTGGTATAGATGGTACTAAATATGGCCCATCACCCAATATTAAATTAAGAGTTGGACAATTACAAGATTATTATGCTTTAGAAGCTGGTATGGCACATACTATTACTGAAACTGATGGTGAATTTGAAGTTGAATTACAATATAAAGATAACAAATCTGCTAATTTAATTGATATGGAAACTAACTTTATACAACTTGGTCATGGATTGGATTCATATGTTGTAGAAGATATAAATGCCGATGGTTCTTCTATCTACTTAACATCAAATGAAGAGGTAAATTTAAATCCTATAACTAAAGTTATGGGAGCACGTATTCACCACGCACATTTACAAAATCCACCAGAGAAATATGTTGGAAAACAAATAATAATGAACTCTGATAAAATTGTTTTTAATACAAAACAAGGTGGGTTGTTTAGTTATACTAATATGAGTACTTATTTTGCTACAAATACAGCGTTCGTTGTAGATGCTGAAGCCGGGATAAGTTTAAACTCACCTGGTCTTATTGGTATGCACACCGAAGGCCAAATCCATTTCAGAGGAGAGAAAGATATTATCATAGATTCCGCTGATTCTACACTTTATCTTGGTACGTCACCAAAAGATGAAGGACAACAAGATGAATTAGAACCAGCAGTATTGGGTGGTAAACTTGTAAAATTTTTAAGTGAGTTTATAGATACTATGAAAAGTGCTACATACCCAAGTACACCAGGTGTGGCCGACCCTGGTACTATGGCAAAATTAGAAGCTTTAAAAACGCAACTTGGTACTGAAGATGACCCACAGACAGACTTTTGTAGTGTAAGAGTCAAATTACAATAATGCCTTTAACAGAGAAAATACCTAAATTAAATACTCAAAAATTTTTCGAACAAGTCAGAGACTTTCATTTACAGATATGTAGTAAATTGGATGGGCCTTTAAAAAGGGTAGAAACTGAAAGTGATGATGAATGGTTAATGAAATTAGCAGATGCTATGTCTCGATACATTCAAGACTATGTTGAAAAGGTTGAGATAACTGGTGGTACTATAGCACCAGATACTAAATTAGCTCCTGGTATATTTGATATATACGCTGGATTTAGTACAACACCATCTCCAATAGTGGCAGATTCAGACCAAGGTGAATTTGAAGGAACTTTGATTCATTTAGTTTTTAAACCTGGGTTTTCATCCAATTACAATAAAATTGTTTCTGGTAGTCATACTTCAATACAATATCAAGGACAATATTTTTTAGAAACTAAGTCTGTTGACATTGAACCACCACCATCTGAAGTCTTGTATGATAATTCAGACCACGATGCAGATGAGTTAAAAAAATTACAAGCCGCTTGGTCTGGTAGTAAAACTACTGCTAATAGAAATAAAGTAGTTAACTATTTAGAAGAATTTCCAGTACAACTATCTAAACCAACAGAAACACCAACACCACCAGAAACAACAATGGGTGAATTGGAAAGTATTTATTTACATACACAAGATAAAAGTGGTACTGAATTAGATACCAATCGTATTCCATTAGCAACAAGTGTTGAAATAAAAGGTAGTAATTCTGATGGTATGTATCTTGTAGAAGAGAAAATACCATTTGATAATTATTGGCAATTTAAATTGAAACCTGGTCCAGTAAATGGTTCTATAATACAATCTGGTAATATGGAATTAAATTGGGAAGCTGATGCTGGTACGTTGGGTCGTATTCAATTAAAAGAAGAATTATTTGAAGTTTATAAATTTGAACTCGATGAAAGTGCAACAGATTTAGAGAATATAGAAAAAATATCGGAGATGACCGCAACAGCAATAGATAATTTTGTAGAGAGTGGAGATGTTATTTTAATATCAGATACACAAGATATTAAAATTGATTCAGGTATACAACTTACAGGTCCTATTAGACTTTCAACAACAACAAAGGCAACTATTCCTGCATTTTTACCAGGAGTAACTACTATGGGTATTGGAAAAGCAAAAGTTGTTGATAGAGAAGACCCAGTAGAAACTTTAAAAACAAACTTGACTACTTATGCTAGACAATTTGGGCCTGAGGGGAATTTAACTTCAAACTTGACAATCGAACAAATATGTAATAGAGAAGCGTATGGATTTGTTAATTCTATTCATACTTACATAACAACTTGTTTGGTTAAGGGAGAACATATAATACCATTATTAACTTTTCAAACTGGTGGTATTACAACAATGGGTACAACTATTTTCCCACCAGCAGTAAGTACACCAGGAACACCAGGAACAATTGGAGCTCCAATGTGGCCTATTATGCCACTTTCATCAAAGGGAGATATTGGTCATGGAGTATTTGATGGAGCAGATGGTGGGTTTACTGTAGACGAAGATTGGGTAAATGGATTGGAAGATTGGGAAGAGATTTGGGAAGAACTAGCACTTGACGATTCACCAGATTCTCAAACTTTGGAGTCTGAAATTGTATTAGTAAAAGAAGTAGATGGAGTTAGGGAATAATGGATACTCGTAAAACACTTGGAACTATTATAACTATAAAAGGACAACCAACCATTAATGGTGAGGGAGCTAAACAAGGTGCTAATATTTATGATTTAGATGAAATTAGTGGAATTGATAATGATGAGATTTCTATAGTTGGTAAAAGAATGACAATATTAGACGATAGTGGTGATGTTTCTTGTACACCAACAAAATTTATTGGTAAGGGTAATTTTTCTTGTACTATATTATCAGATTTAGACTTGGAAAGTATATGGGATAATGTAGAATGGGAAGAGATTACAGAGATTGGTGAAGAAATAATTGGTGAAGTAGAGAATATAACTGCTACTGCAGGTGTCAGGGGATAAAAAATTAACATAAACATTTTAGAACAATATTTATATAATAATAAGGTAAATTATGCCAGAGTTAAAATTAGGTAAAGTAATTGGTGTTAAAGGACAACCAACCATTAATGGTGAGGGAGCTAAACAAGGCCAAGAAGTTTTTGAGTTAGATGAATTGAATGGAATTAATGCTGATGAGTTAACTATAACTGGTAAGGGTATATTTATTATGGATGAAACTGGTGATGTTTCTTGTACACCAACAAAATTTGTAGGTAAAGGTGAATTTAGTGCTACATTAGAACCTGATTTTGATTTAGATGCTATGTGGGAAAATACGGTATGGGAAGAAATACAAAATGTTACGAGTGAAAACTATGAAGTAGAAGGAATAACTGCTACAGCAGGAGTGAGAGGGTAATCATGAGTAAAGCAGTATTAATGAAAGTAAAAGGTATTGTAAAACTAAATGGTAAAAAAACGTCACCTGGTAAAATGGTACAAGATGGTGACACGATTACCACAGGCCCAAAGAGTTTTGCTGGATTTATGTTTCTTGACGATAAATCGGTATTTAAAGTATTGGAAAATACATCTTGGTATAATGCGTCAAGTGAAGAAATAAAAGAACAAATGGATAATAATCCAAGTGGAACTATGGGTGGTGGTACTAATTCAAGTGTACCTAATGATAAAAAAGACGCATTCGTTATAAAAGAATTTACTGGTGTAGCCGGAGTTAAAGGTTAATAGAGGAGTTAAAATGAATAAGAAACAATTTTTAACTATTATTGAAAGAATAGTAGAAAAGAAAGTCAAACAAGAATTGTCAAAACAATTAAATGAGATATTTATTAAAGAAAGAAAGAATATCAAAGAAGACAAAAAAGTTGATTTGAATAGCTTATTGTCTGAACCAATTATAAAGAATGAAACTAATGATGAAATTCAAGATGAAGTTCATTATACTAAAAATTCTAAGTTGAATAAAATTTTGAATGAAACAAAGGGTGGATTACCAAGTGGTAAAGAACCATACCCTACATTAGGCGGTGGAACTTTTGATACATCTAAGATGTCTGAATTAATGGGGTATGGAAAATCAGAAGATGTTCAACGTGAAGTCGCGGCGGTAGACACGATTAAAAAAGCTGGTGTTTCAGTTGACCAAGTTCCAGACCACGTGACAAATGCATTAACAAAAGATTATAGTAACTTAATGAAAGCTTTAGATAAGAAAAAAGGGAATTAATAAATGGGTGCTTTAGAAAATGATTTGAATCCAGATACTTGGATTGGGTTATCATTCCCACTCGGAAGGTCTGAGTCTGGTTTTTTTCAGCAAACACAAACAACATTAGAACAAACTTCGCATAATATAAAAAATTTATTATTGACGATGAAGGGTGAACGACCAATGAATCCAGAATTTGGTTCTAATTTGTATTCTATTTTGTTTGACCCAATTGGAAGTGACACACCAATGAAAGTTGAAGAATCTATAAAAGAAGCTGTAGCACAATGGTTACCACACGTTATACTTAATAAAATTAACGTGACCACTTCAGAACAGACGCCAAACCAAATTGATGTCAATTTAGAGTTTGGGGTGACATTAGAACCTGGAGTGTTTGATTCTTTACAATTAACTTTCTTTTCTAATTTTTAGGAGATTTAAATGGCTGAAGCGGCAAAAGTGGAAAAAAAAGAAGTACGATATCTTAATAAAGATTTCTCAACGTTTAAGGATAATCTTATAGATTTTGCTAAAACTTATTTTCCAAACACATATAATGATTTTAACGAGTCAGACCCTGGTACTATGTTCATAGAAATGGCATCATATGTTGGTGATGTTTTATCCTATTACATTGATGATAGATTCAAAGAATCTTTATTATCTTATGCTGAAGAAACTGAAAATGTTTTTGAGATAGCTCAATCACTTGGGTATAAACCAAAGTTAGCTACACCATCGTCAACTAAGCTTGATTTTTTCCAAACAATACCATCAACTGGTACTGGTGATGATGTTAGACCAGATTATAGATATGCTATGAAAGTTTTAACTGGAACACAAGTTAAATCGTCAAATGGTATTGTGTTTAGATTAGCAGATGATATTGATTTTGCTAATTCAAGTTCATTGTCGCCTCGTTCTACTACCATTTATGAAACATCTGGTACAGAACCATCAAAATATTTGTTAAAGAAAAGTGCTAATGTTTATAGTGGAGATATAACTTCAGAAACTTTTTCATTTGGAACTGCTAAAAAATATGATAGAATAGCTTTATCGAAACAAAATGTATCACAAATTATAAGTGTACGAGATGATGAGGCTAATACTTGGTATGAAGTTGATTTTTTAGCTAAAGATGTTGTATTTGATGATACATCAAATAATGATAGTACAGACCCAGACTTATCACAATTTTCTGATGATGTACCTTTCTTACTTAAATTAGTTAAAACACCACGAAGATTTACAACATACATACGACCAGATGGTAGAACGGAATTACGTTTTGGAGCTGGTGTTTCGGCTGGAGCTGACGAAGAATTAATACCAAATCCAGAAAATGTTGGTTCTTCTTTACCAGAAGGTGTAAGTATGTTAGACAGAACATTTGACCCAAGTAACTTTTTAAAAACTAAAGCTTATGGATTGGCTCCTAAAAATACTACGTTAACTGTAAAATATGCACATGGTGGTGGTGTTAATCATAATGTTGCGGAAGGTTCTATTATTGAGGTAAAAGAAGCTAATACTTCACTATCATCAGCTGGTTTAGACTCTGCAACTGTTACTCAATGTTTAAGTTCACTTGGTGTGATAAACCCAAATCCGGCTCGTGGTGGTAAGAGTAAAGAGTCGGTTATAGAAATTAAACAGAACGCTTTAGCTTATTTTCAAGCTCAAAATAGGAGTGTTACAAAGGAAGATTATATTGTTAGAGCATATTCTCTACCATCTAAATATGGTGCTATTGCTAAAGCTTATATAGTTCCAGATGAACAATTAGAAGGTTCACAATTTCAATTTCAAAAAGAAGTAGGTGGTGATGGAACTGGTATTTTCACTATTGATAAAGAGTTGTATGGACAAGATGATTCACCAGAAACTGGTGCTCCAAAAGTCCCAGTAAGGATACCTAATCCGTTAGCATTAAATTTTTATACACTTGGATATGATACTGCAAAAAACTTAACTACAGTAAATAGAGCTGTGAAAGAGAACTTAAAAAACTACCTTGGTATGTATAGAATGGTTACTGATGCTATAAATATTAAAGACGCTTGGATTGTTAATATAGGTGCTGATTTTAAAATTATGACCAAGAAAGGATACAATAAAGAAGAAGTTTTATTGAAGTGTATTCAGAAGGTTAAAGACTTTTTTGATATTGATAAATGGCAAATCAACCAACCAATTGTTATTGCAGACTTGTCTTATCAGATATCTTTGGTAGAGGGTGTAGCTAATTTAATACCATTTTCTATTGATATAGATGGAGATGGCCCAGGTGACCCAGTTCAATTACCAATACTACTTAGAAACAAGTGGAGAACCGAAGATGGTTACTCTGGTCACATATATGATATGGGTGCGGCTTATAAAGATGGTGTAGTATATCCATCATTAGACCCATGTATTTTTGAATTAAAATATCCAGACACAGACATAAAAGGTCAGGTAGTAGGGAGTACAGACTAATGCATTATTTTGAATTTGCTACAAAAGATACCACATTATACGAAGGAGAAGCCACATCAAGTCGGAATACTGGACTTGATGAGATTTTAGAAATACGTAAAAAGATGAATGATTCTGGAACACAAATTAATGTTTCAAGAATCCTAATTCAATTTGATTTAACGTTTATATCAAAGTCTATAAGTACGGGATTAATACCAACAGACGCAGATTATTACTTAAATTTATACGATGCTGGTTCACAAGAATTAGGTTCAAGTGATGTAATATATGCATATCCAGTAAGTCAATCTTGGGAGAATGGAGAAGGAAAATTTGATTACTTTCCAATAGTTACCGATGGTGCTTCTTGGAGATATAGAACAGGCCCAACCGCGAATGACCAATGGGTAGATGGCACTAACGATACTGGTGGAACTTGGTTCAAAGGTACTACTGGACAATATACTTTAGAAGCTTCACAATCATTTACTAATGAAGCTAGTGATGTAAGAATGAACGTAACTGGTATTGTTAACAACTGGATTAATAGTGGTTCGGTTTATCCAAATGAAGGCTTTATGGTTAAAAGAAGTGGTAGTGTTGGTAACAACGATGGTTCACAATCAGAAGGTAATACTACAAGATATGGTGATTTTAAATTCTTCTCACGTGAAACTCATACTATATATCCACCAAAACTTGAAGTTGTTTGGAACAATGCTAATTGGGAAACTGGTTCATTACAACCAATAACTGGTAGTGATTTACATAGTGTAGAAATATATATGCAAGACCTAAGAAACCAATATCAAGAAGATTCTAAAGTTAGATTTAGAGTGTTTGGTAGAGAAAGATTTCCCACAAAAACTTGGTCATCAACAACATCAAATGATGTTACTGTAAAATATTTACCAAGTGGAAGTACTTATTATGAAGTAAAAGATGCGTTTACAGAAGATGTTATTATTCCATTTGGAAGTGGTTCAATTATAGGTTGTGACTCACGTGGAAACTATTTTGATGTATGGTTACAAGGATTTCAGCCAGAAAGAGATTATAGAATTAATTATAAAATTGTTAGTGGTAGTGGTCTTGGTGAAGTAGTTCACGTTATAGATAATGATTTTCAATTTAGGGTGATAAGATAAAATGCCTTATACAGTAGAAGAACTTTATGGAAATGAATATTTTCAATCTCTTGTAAAAGCTGATGAAAAGGAATATCAATTAAAACTTGATTCGGCTATAACAAAAGCTAAAATTTCAGGTTCAGCCGAAGCACTTGAGGTTGAAGGCGAAATGCAATTATATGAAGATGTTAGAACTGGAAGTGGTTTAGACGCACCACATCAATGGATTTTTAATCGTATGTTGTTTAGAAATCACGAGACAAAAAATGAAATTCTTGATGAGATAATTGATAGAGATTTTACGTTGGATGATAAACCAACTATTAAAGTAAAAGATGGTAGTGTCATAAAAAAACCTAATAGTGCCACTTTATGTTTGTATCAAGATGATGTTAAATATCCAATAGCAAATATGAATTTATTTGGTATGATGGGATTTAAAACAGATGATATTATAACTATAGGAAAAGATTTATATGATAGTATACAAAACGGGCCATGGATTACAAATTCAAGAATGAGAAATGCTGACGCGTTACTTGGTACACATAGAGATGAAGATTTCTTTGTACCTGGTTTTGATAAAATGAGTGATGATGCTTTAGCTAAATTGAGAGATAAATTAGAAGATGGTAAACCAGTTGTTGATAGTTTATATCAAATTACTGGTCAAGTCGCTAAAACTGCACAACAAGTTAGAGCTTTAGCCAGACAAGTTCTTGGTGAACCATTACAACCACCACCAAGTAGTGTGATTAAAAAAATAGAACAAAAACAATATGAAGAAGAATTTAATAAAGAAGTAGCTATTCAAAGAGAAACAGAGGGTATACCCGCTAGAGATAGAGCTCAAAGAAGAGCTATTCCAGGTGAGTCAATGGATGATATTCCAAGAAAAACATCATCAAGACCAAAACCTACAACACAGACTAAATATTCTGATAGTAACAATCGTGGTACGATTGATAAAATCGGATATTAGATTGGAGATAAGAGATGTCAAAATTATTATGGGGTGGTGAATTAAATACAAAAATTTTACGTAATGCAAAACTTACATTTGATGAAGGTGATGAAGGTGGTGCTGGTAATGAAGGTACAGGAACATATCAACCACCCGCGGGTAATACACAAAACTACACTATTAATCAAGTGTTAGTTACACCTGCAAGTATTACATCAAGAAGTAGTATAACTATAATGTGGAGCGGAGAAGGTGGTAGTGAAACGCAAGAAGTTGACGCACAAGAACAATACTACGAAGATTTGGATTTCGGAGGTAGTTAATAATGAAAAATAATAAAATAATATGGGGTGGTAAAAATAAAACCACTCAATTAAAGATGATAGATTTCGATTGGTTGGATGATGAAGAAAGACAAAGTGAAGTTCCAACTGGAACTACTGAAGTACAAGTACCTGCTAATGCTGTAGATTTAAAAGTATTTAAAATAATATCTACAATATCTGGTAATACAAGTTTAGAATTAGTTTATTCTGATAGTGTAGACCCATCTACTGGACAATACATTTTATCTGCGGATGATGTTGTAGAGTTAGGTAATGGTAATTTTAGATTATCTATTGATGGTATAATGAGTAATGACTTTTCTATTGCAATTGCACCAGCTAGACAACAATTACCACCAGAGACTATTAAAGCGGCTCATTATAAATTAGTACCTTCACCACAAATTGTAGAAACACTTGTTACTCAAATTGTAGCGGCGGACAATGGTAAGGTTGATGTCCCAGTTCAATTTGGTGTAGACTATTCTGTTTTTAATCTCGCTCCACCAGGTGCTATTAATGCTGGCGAACAAATAATTGAAGGTGGATACACTATACCAGCCCCAACACCAACACCAGATGTTGATGATGTACCACGTTTAGAACCAGATAACTTTGTTTTTCCAATTGTGGAATTTGACATGGGAAATTTACCAAATTTTATTACGAGTGGCGTCAGAAGTATAACTGGTATAAATCAACAAGTTATGGCTAGCATTAGACAACCACAACATCTTGAGGCACAGTTTAAATTAAATGATGGTGCTTGGAAAACCCAACAACAAGAAGTAAATCCAGGTGATACTATACAACTTAGAGTAAAAACTAAAAATTATCATTTCATGAAAACACCATTAGCACTTCAAGAACTTATGGGTGGAGTAAGTATCACAGTTGATATAGGACAAGGTAGTTATCAATGGAGATTAGAACAAGTACAATCCCAGCAAGCTGATGATGATTATGGAGGTAGTTAATGATTTGGCAATATGGAAATTATAAGTTTGATTGTAATTTACAGCCACCAACATTACATAAGTTTAGTGAATGGAAAACTAAATTTTTTAAATTAAAAAATGTTGATAAATATAATGTTTGGTTAGCAAGTGGGTTTAGAGAAAATTGGAAAACTTTGGATATTGATATAGTTTTAACAAACAAACCAATTTATTCAGAGTTACAAAAATTAATGTTAGATGCTATAAAATTAGGTGTTGAAGAAAATATTTTTATTGATATTTGTTGGTGGGATAAGAAACCATTAGATTATACAAAATCAAAAAAATTAAAAAAGGTAACAAAAATTGTGGTAGGAAATAAAATTATACAAAATGGAAATTTAATAACAGATTGGACTTCTTCTGAAGAGATTTATCCTAACCTATATAAGTTTTCTAAAGTATATCCAACACAAAAACAGATGAAAAGAACTTATAAAAATAAACCAATTTTATTGGAAGTTTAAATGGCTACACATAGATTAAAGAAAAAAGATGCACAACTTTTAGAGGTAGGTGGGAATAGACAAACTGGGATGCCAGGTTATGATTGGCCACCATTTCTTAATGGTACGCCTGGTGTACACGATTATATTGAATGTAATGTTTATGATGAACAAGGTAAAACTTTAATAGAAACTTTTATTACTAAAGATTATGAAGTAGAAAACAACCAAGTGATATTAAAACCTGGTAATGATTTAAGAAGTCTTGGTTATGTAAGAGGTAAGTATCAAGTTAAATATAATTTTTTAAGAGAAGAATTTGGAACTGATGAAACTATATTAGTTTATGCTGATAATAACGAAGTTTATACAGGCCCTAAAAGATTATATCCTGCTAGAGCCGATAGACCTTGGTATATTGATGATGATAATTTAATTTATAGTGGAGTTAAAGGTGAAGAAGTTGAAAGTAGACGAGAATTACTTATTAAGAATAATAGTGCTTGGATTCATAAAATTTCAGATGATAGAAAAGAATTAAGAATCGTTCCAAATAATATTGAGAGTGATAAATATAAAGAAAGTTTTGATACTTTAAGACAAACTATAAAACGTTGGGTAACTACTACAAGTATGCCAGATGGGAAAAGAGTTCGTCCAGAAATGACTTTATCAGAAGGTTTTGGTGGCACATTGATTAGATTAGCTGGGTCACCAGCAGAGTTTCCACGTAGTCATCAAATGACGCCAAAAATGGTAGGTGGTGAATTTATTTTTGATAGAGGATTTATAACTAACATTGAACGTAGAGTTATAATGACACCAAGAATGCAAGACCCAAGATATATGGCGGCTGGTATACAAGATGAAATACCAAGACCAAATGAACCATTACTTCCATATGAAGCACAAAAAAGACCAATACTTAATAAAACTTTACCAATTTATAAACCAAGTGCAAATATGGTAAGTAATTTTAAATTTTTAACTACTATGGCAGGAATATAAGATGTTTCGATGGGGCGGTAAACTATATACTATCATTCCTAAAATGTATAAAGAGAATGAAGAATGGGATGAGACACCTTTCAATCCAACAGGTGATGATGCACCACCAGCGAACGTTCCAGATTATACGAATCAATCCAACTTACCACCACTGGATGAAAATCCACCACCAGAAGATTATGATGATACACCAGTAATACCAACAGACCCACCTGTTCAAGATGAAGAACCAGTAGAAGACCCACCAGACCCACCATTACCATCAGGTGTTTTTCCATCAGATAGTGATACTTGGGTTCGTGGTACTGTTATTGAAAGAGACTCAACAAAATTAATTAGACTTGATACTTCTTATACAACTTCTGCTACAGAATTTTTTGGTCAAGACGCTGTAACATTAACAACAGAAATTGATACGATTGACCAAGATGAAGAAAGATTTACAACAAATGAGACTACTAAATTAATAGCTCATGGTGATAAAATTATATTTCTTGATTCTACAACGCCTGAACTTATAGCTCCATTTATGGCAGAATATTCAGGTCAAGTTCAACAAGCTCGAGATAGTATAGTAAGTCAAGCTCCAAGTAAGTATGGACTAAAAGTTGGTGATATAATTAGATTCGATGGGCCTGACGGGCCGGAAGACCTTTCGATAATATCTTATAGTGGTAATGCCGCCATAGTAGATGGTAATTTTACTGCAGTTGTTAAAAATCAATATGAAATAGATATAACCACAGAAGTAGAAACTATAGACCCAGTTGTAGTAGAATATACGGATAATCAAGTTGATTATTATGAGATAACAAGTACTGGTGATTCAATAATAAATTTACAAGAAAATACATTACAATCAACTTCTACTAATGAATTTTACGATATTGTTCCAGGTGATAGGGTTGATGTAAAATTTGAACCACCAAGTGAATTTAGTACACCTAATTGGTTGGGAGCATTTTTTGTTAACATAACCGATATCAGAGAAGTTGCTATTGGTGATGATTATTTCGCCGCGTTGGGATTAACAACATTTACATTTAGTAATGGATTAGAAATTCAACCAGCACAAACACCCTTACCTAATTGGTGGATACAAACAGAATTAAATATCGGCGGGTTAACACCAGGTGATATTCAAGCTTATAACGAGTGGGTAGCAAGTGATTTTAAAATATCACCAGTTCCACAAGTTGCAATAAAACCATTTGTATTTCAAGTTGGTTCATATGCCGAACCATTATTAGAAGATTTTGAACCACCAAATCAGATACCACAGGGTATTCTCTATGGAATGGATGAAGTTGGTAATGTAATTTCTGGTGAAGGTATCGTACAATTAGATGAAAATGGAGGCCCTACAGATACTCTCACGTATGGTACAATAGCTAATGCGAATAGTATACCAGTTGAACAAGTTGTTCAATTACATCAAGTGTATATTCAAGCTAAACAAGAATATTTAAATACGATAGATGCATTTGAAGAAGAAGTTGTTACATGGACAGAAATTTATGGGCCAGATATATTACCACTATATGATTCAGATGAATTTATATTAGATTCAGATGGTAATCCAACAGAAGAAGAAAATCCAAATTATAATAAAATAATACAAGGAGCTTACTTAGAACCACATCCATTGTATGAATGGTTTACAACTGCTGTTTCTCAAGGTCAAATTTCACAAGACCAATTAAATGATTATCAATCTTGGTTGACAAGTGGTAGAACTGTTTCACCATTTTCACGAGCAGAATTTCCACCACTACCATTTACAAGTGAATTACCACCACCTAATTTAAATGGATGTGTAGATGATAGAGCTATGAATTGGATTCCTTGGGCAGCCATTGATGATGGTTCTTGTTTATATTATCCACACATTGTAGATAGTATATTATGGCAATGGGGTGATGGAACTTGGTCACAACAATTATTAGAACCAGGTGTAATTACACCTTATGAACACACTTATGAAAATGCTGGTTTATATACGGTAAATATGTATTTAAAATATGTTGATGGTGATGTTGATACATTTCAAACACAAATTGCTGTAAGAGATGAACCAAGAGCAATTAAAAATTTATGGGATTGGGGTGATGGAGATTTTGAAGAAACCGATGGACAAGATTATCCACCACCACACATATATAGACATCCTGGTGTTTACCAAGTAGCATTAACTACTTTGTTTACAGATGGATTAGAAACATATGTTGAAACTACATCACAAGAAGTTACTATAATTCCAAATGATAGACCTCAAATTACTATATATGCATATGGTAAAGAGGAAAATATTTCCGATAAAGAAAATGAAATGACATTTGTTATTGGTGCCCAAGATTTAGATGGACAAATAGTAAATTATGAATTTGATTTTGGTGATGGTTCTGATATAATACAGAAGGATGTTGTTTTAGAAGATAAAAAATATTGGGATGATGAACTTTTTACACAACGTAAACGATATAGACATCCTGGTACTTATGTAGTTAAAGCTAGTGTAAGGGATAATAGTGGAAATATAAGTACAACATATAAAATTATTTGGATTGATGATGTAAAATATGTTCCAACGTATGAACCATTTGTTGCACAAATTACAGATGTGTTGTCACCAACATTAATTAGAGTTGATAGAAGTTGGGCAGAAGAAGCTATAGCAAAAAATCACGTATGGGGAAATCCTGGTTCACCTGCACCAAATGAAACTGAAGATGGTGAGTGGTTAGAAGGTAAAGAGTGGGAATATCCATTTAAAAGAGCCGATGTACATTATAGAGTAAAAGATAAAAGAGATTTAAGAACATTAATTAATCTTGGTAAAGATAGATTTGGATTGGTTACAAATTTTAGAAGTGATAATCTAACATTTCATAATTGGCCAAATTCTGTAATTTTTAAATTATATGACCCATTACCAGATTCTATACAAGAAAAAGATTTTGTTCATGTATCAAGAGAAATGTTACCATCAGTACAAAAGAAAGTTAATTTAATTGATTTTGTTGATGATAAAATAGATGGTATTGTTTTAAGAGCTCCAAATTATTGGAGTCAAGATTTACCATTTGAGAAATCAGTTACAGATTTTAAAAATAGACAACAAATAGTTTCAAGTAATAGTGATGTTGCAAGTCAATTAGAAGATACGTTTGTTAGTCAAAGTGATTTAAGTGTGGAATTGAATATTGATTACACACAATATGAAAATTTTATAAAATTTAGTTCTATACAAAGAAGATATGATAACTTTGAATATAAAATAAAACGTATAGAACATTATAATGCATTAAGTCAATCATTATTAACTATAAGTGGTTCTACTTCCGACATTAGAAGTGCGGAAGGTAATATAAGACAGATAAAAAATGGATTTGATAGTTTTGAAAAATATATGTATTTTCAATCTTCATCTTATACTACAAGTTCACTTGGCGAATTTCATGATACAAGTTGGCCAAAAGAAAGTGGAACAGGAACATTACTTAATCCATATGTTTTAGCTCCATCAACGTCAAGTCAATATCTTGCTTGGAAGAGTGGTAATGATGAAAGTGCTTCTTTGTATGACAGGAAGAATCTTGATAGGTTAGTAAACAATTTACCATTACACGTTAGAGATGATGATAGAAACGAACAATTTTTTAAGTTTGTAGATATGACTGGACATTACTTTGATGATATTTGGTTGTATACTAAGGGTTTAACTGATATTAATCATCGTACAAACAAAGTTGATGAAGGGTTGTCAAGAGATTTAGTACATGAGGTAGCTAAAGGATTTGGTTGGAAAGTTTACGATGGTAAAAATTTAATTAGTTTACCAAAACATCAACTTGGAATAGAAGTATCAGGTTCTGATAATGTAGCAATACAATCAGCGGCCGTATCTGAGAGGGATGTTACAAGAGAAATTTGGAATCGTATATTAGTTAATATGCCTTTCTTCTTAAAAACTAAAGGTTCTGTTAGAGCTCTAAAAGGATTGGTAAGTGTTTATGGTTTACCATCAACAATATTAAGAGTTAGAGAATATGGTGGACCAGTTTTACCAGACCAAAATCCACAAATGGAAAGAATTAGAAAATTTAGAAGGTCTTTAGATTTTTATGGTAGTCAAAATGTAGAAACAACTTGGGTTGATGATACAAATTCTGGTAGAGTACCTGATACGGTAGAATTTAGATTTAGAGCTGTACAATCTGGTAGTGGAGAGTTTAAACAAGTACTTTACCAAAAGGGTACTGATTGGGCAATTACATTAAAAGATGATGGTTCAGAAGATAACTATGGTTACTTAACATTTGCTATAACTGGTAGTTCTTCTAACGCAGAAATAACATCTTCATTGTTACCAGTTTTCGACAACGAGTTCTGGTCTGTAATGTTAACGAGGAAAAGTGCAAGTACTGAACCACTGGTAGACGATGATAATAGTCGTAATATTGATTATGAGTTATTTCTTAAAAAATATGACGCTACAAGAAATAGAATTTACTATCAATCTTCTGCAAGTTTGAATGTAGATGGTCGTGGTGGTGGTGCTCCACAAGGAATGAATAATAGATTCCAACAAGATGGTAGAGCATACATTGGTGGTGATTCGTCAAGAACATTTGGTAATCAATTTACTGGTTCAATGATGGAATTTCGTTATTGGAATAGTGCACTATCCGAATCAATCTTTGATAATCATGTTAGAGCTCCAAAAGCGTATGATGGTAATCATCCTTCTGCATCTTGGACGGATTTAGTACTAAGATATTCATTTAATAAAGAAGTTAATCATGGAACTGGTTCTGTTGATATTCTTGATACAAGTGCTGACCAAAGTTATTATCAAAGTGGTAGTGCTAAAAATTATCCAGACAGAAGTAACTACTCGTATACTGAAGATGTGAATGAATTATTCGTTCCAAATACTGGACCACATATAAGAAGAGCTACAAAAGTTAGGGTAGAAGAAAATAGACTCATTTACGGAAGTAAATTATCAGTAGATAGTAGAAACGAAGTTAGTGCATATGATTTAACAAGTACCGATTCTAATAAACTTGGTATTTATTTTGCTCCAACTGATGTTATCAATGAAGATATAATGTTTTCAATGGGTAATTTAGATTTTTCAGATTATATTGGTGACCCAAGAGACCAATTTAAAACTTATTATCGTGGTTTAAGAAAAATTAAAGACATATATTGGCAGAAGTATAATTCACCAAATAATTTTTGGGATTATATAAGGATTTTAAAATTCTACGACAAAGCTATATTTGAACAAATGAAATCTTTAATACCTGCACGTGCTAATGCACATTTAGGTACATTGATAGAACCAAATTTATTTGAACGTTCTAAAGCTATAATTGGTAAACCACCAGAAAGAGAAAATACTTATTGGGAAGATTCTATTGATTTAAATTATGCCGAATCTGCTAGTGGACAATATCTTGATACTGATGGATTTATTAGTGAATCTATGTATCCAAGTTTTACTGGTACAGAAGATTACTACCAAACTTTTATTAGTGAATCTTCAACACCAGGACTTAATGGTACAAGTGACTATTATCAAACTTTTATTAGTGAATCTGCAATACCAGGTCTTAATGGTACACAAGATTACTATCAATCATTTATTAGTGAATCTATTGTTCCTACTTTACTTGGATTATATGTTGATACTGAGGGTTTTGTTAGTGAATCTATATATCCAGGTTTAAAAGGTGAATACGGGGATTATACAAGTAGTATAGATATTAATACAGACGTATTAACTTTCACTGGTACTTATGAAGATTATTCAAAAGTTGCTACATACGGGCCAAACTCATCAACTGGAATAGATACATATCAAACATTTCATATGCCATCACTATATAGTTTCACTAATAATGCAAGAGGTGATAACACTTATAGTGGTTCATACATAGCAGGTCACAATGGTGGATATTCTGGTGGACAAAATGGTAAATCTATATTTGAAGAAGTAGAACCACCATTTATTAGTAGTTCAAGAGCGTCTGAATATCATAGAGAAGAAAAATATTTCTATAATAGTAAAAATAGTTTTTATAGAGGTGGTAATATGAATATAAAAGACCATGCAAGATTCCACTCAAATTCATCTTCTTTAGAAATTGCAGAAGTAACACCAATATACGAAAGTTCTACTGGACTAAGAAATTTATTTTTTGACGGATGTAAGTTAACCGATGATGGTACTACAGACGGAAAAGAGGTTATAGAGGTAACTATAACTTCACCAACAATCTTAACAACAAAAGAATCAGGCGATTCTAAATTAAGTGTTGAATAAAAACGTAAAAAACAAAATCAATGATATTTATATATGAATTAAAAATGTTATTTTTACCAAAAATATTGGTGACACATATTTATATATGAGTACGAAAATTTAATCACTGGAGAAAGAAATATGGGATTTTTAGATAACTCTTCAACAACCGTAGACGCGATACTAACTAAAAAAGGTCGAGAACTATTGGCTCGTGGTCGAAACGAATTTAAAATTACAAAATTTGCATTAGCTGATGATGAAATAGATTACACACTATGGGATGTAACTAATTCTCTTGGTTCAAATTATTATGGTAGTGTTATAGAGAACATGCCATTAATTGAAGCTGTACCAGATGAAAATCAAGTAATGAGATATAAACTAACAACATTACCTAAAAATACAGCTAAGATGCCTATACTTGAATTAACAACTGCTTCTATGACATTTAAGAAAGCTGGTGTTAAACAAACAATAACACCGAACACAAGAAACGCGTCAGACGCTACTCTTGGGTATACTTTTGTGTTACATAACTCTGATGCTTGTCGTATGATGGTATCTGCAGGTGGTGAGGTATCAGCTCAAGGAGCTACTATCCCAACATTCATTGGTGATGATGATAGGAAAAATTCAATAACCGTTGTAGCTAAATCAGTAGACTTGATTGCAAGAACATTGTCGTCTGATATCAATACACAACTTACCATAGTCGGTAATGAAACTGGTGCTACATATACTATACCTGTTACAATCAATGCTGATGTACCAGTTAATGTAACTGCTGATTAGGAGATATAAAAAATGGCTAAAATGAAGAAAAAGAAAAAAGGTTTATCACCAGCGGAAATAATACAGATTGAAGAAGCTGTAAAGTCTGGTAAAGGTATTGGTGGTTTATCTGTCGCATCAAAACTCCTTGGTAAAAGTATTGGAAGACCAGCTCCAGTAACTAAACCAAGTATATATACAGTTTTTGACCCAGACAACGACATTTTGGAGAACATGAAGGCCGTTGTTTCTTCTCCACTATGGTCTGGTAATACTGGAAGTTTATCAACTTATTTTACATCGTCTACACAAAGTGGAAGTAGTGGTGAGTATTATTATGATGTATATTCAGTAGACCCAAGTGATGATACTGCTCAAGTTCAATTTGGTATTGCGTATGGTCATTACAATGGTAGTGGTTCAAAAGCTAGTGGTGGTGATAATGCATCATCTAAAGCTATGTATTCACAATTCAGAAATATTTTACTAACACCAAATGATAGTAAGTTTACTATGGCTGGAAGTGTTGACGCAGACGATGTTTACATCATATCTGCAAATAGAGCTCGGATTCGTGAAAAGGTTGACCCAGGTAATTGGGAACTTTGGTTAAGTGGTAGTTCTGGTGTAGATACAACAGGTCAAACATACTGGAAACTAATTGATGATAGTGGTGCAACAGTTGACCCATCGGTAAACAAAGGTGGTAGAGTTTTTAATATTATCACTGGTTCATTATCAAGTGGTGTTGCGGAAACATCAATAGCGGCAACAAGTCAGGCAGGTGGTGGACTTGGGTTGTTTTATCCAGATTTAGGTATTTGGATTATAAGTGCCACTCAAGCTGATGCTTCTGGTTCATTAGGAACTGAAAGAACTATAACTGGTGCGGAAGATAATAACCAAAAGTTTTATAACGCTTTAGTTGGTGGTGCAAAATTCCAAGCTCGAAGAGAAGAAAATATTTCTTCAACTCATTACTTTTGTAGAGTAAGGAATAAGAGATACAATTTTAGTAACAACCCAACATTCTTTACGCAGTCGGATGGTTCGTTTACTAATCCATCATTTCATAAAGACCCAAAGACTTACATTACTACGGTCGGTATGTATAATGATGAAAATGAACTATTAGCTGTTGCTAAGTTAAGTAAACCTTTATTGAAATCTTACGCTAGGGAAGCTATTATTAAAGTCAAATTAGACTTTTAGTCTAACGGAGAGGGTCAAAAATGATATTTAAAAATCTCGACCCAACAGACGCTCTAATAACACCTTTTAAAACTTATAAGGATTTCACTTTCACACAAGCTGATAGTGGAAGTGGTGTTTATTGTATCGAAGGGTTATCTGGAAGTTGGCACAACTTCGACACTTCAACTGCGGAATCACACTCATTCGGAGATTATAACGCACATTCTGCAAGCGTTGGTAAAGACCCTTGGAGTCAAGGTACTTGGTATAAAATACCAACTTACTGGTCAATGAGACATTTGTATTATAGGGATGGAAACATACCATGGCAAAGTTTTGGTAATACAGATACTAATAAGTGTTATAGGGATTTACACAATAGAATAAATGTTATATCAATTCCACAACAATTTTATAATGAAGGTATAAAACCTGGTAGCGTTAA